TATAAAAACACATTACTAAGAGTCCAGGTTCAGAGCGTGGCATAGTGTGTTTCTATATGGTAAATGCTATCGGCCGGTAGCATCCATGCTGGGGAGTAATTAACCCCAGGAACTCGCGGTGATGGAATGGTAGACATAGGCCCATTATCGGGGCCAGTGGAGTTAAGCACCACATGCAGGTTCGAGTCCTGCCCGCAATGAGTTTGCATATTGAAGCATATTCATCATTGATAGTAGACTTCGAGCAGGTTGGTTAGTACCTGAGTCTCACTATGAAGCAGCCTAACCAGCGCGATGAAAAGACCCCTGACGTCGAGAGTATGTTTCAATATGGTTAGTGGTCATCTAATATGGTAGGATACCTGTCGTCTAGTACAGGAAATGTTGGTTCGATTCCAACGCACGCCATAACAATCAATGGTAACGTAGCATTAAGGCAATGCGCCACCTTCATACGGTGTCAAAAGTGAGTTCGATTCTCACCGTTACCACCATCTTTTTATTAAATAGTTGATGCGTATCGAAAGTTCGTTTTCAACAAGTTACCTAATAGGTGCCGGTCCTTATGGAAACACTGAAATACATCGTAAAGAAGTAGACCAGCAAGGCCGAACTTATCATACAGTAGAACAATATCCATTCTTTTCATATTCAGCCTATGGTGCAATAGAGTCTGTTAAAGAAATAGGAAAGAATGTAGACAAATTAGCATAACGGTCCTTGGTGAAATGGATATCATCTCTGTCTTCGAAACAGAGGGTGGGAGTTCGATCCTCTCAGGACCGGCCAAGTTATGGGAAGTAATGCAGGGGTGTTGGTACCCCGACCAGCCTTGAAAACTGGGTCCTGGTGATGAGCCGGGTGGGGTTCGACTCCTCTGCTTCCCGCCAAGTTTTGTGTGTTTCGTATAAATGTTAGGGCGCCATTACATGAGGCTAATAACCTCCGGATGCAGGTTCGAATCCTGCAACACACATTCAAGTTTCGAGATAGACGATGGGATTGAGTCCCTTGTGCGCTAGGGCCCTGTTCTTGTGCCTGACACACCAGTAGCAACACAAGGTTAGCATAAACTCTCCCAATCGAGACAAGCCAGTGAGTCCTTGAGAAAGATAGCTGGTCTCTCGAAAACCTATTGTACCTTGCCCCAGTTAGACTTTGCACGAATAGCAAAAGCAAGCTCGCGCATTTTACCATACTGGGGCGTACCTTGAGGGTGCGGCCCTGTTTTCTTGAGTGCGTTGTATTGTGCAAGCAATTCTTCTTTTGTTTTGCCTGCATACTTGCCTTTTTCATCTGGATCAACGGCAGTGTCAATGCCCCAACCTTCGTTGGTAGTGTTGATAATGTCAATGTACCTTCTTAATAATTCAGTAGTCATAATATCTCCTTGCAATACTTAAATGAACTTTTAAGAAGGCGCCCCCTACTTTTGTAGTACTAAGTAGTACTTGACTCAAACTCAAAAATATTGTATAATACACTAAAGGAACAAAAATGCCCTGGATCGAAAACGTAGCAGCCGCAGACATCCCAACCCGCTTTCATCATGAAGCTGGTCCAAACTCTATGCTAATCAGCATTGTTGATCCAGGTAGCTGGAGACCGGAAGCGGCCCATGAATTTAAAGAGCGTCACAACTTTGAGTTCCTGGATATCGAAAAGAATGACTTTGCTCTTGATGAAGCTATGCGGTGCAGTCAAGAGCAAGCAGACGAATTGGTTCGCTTGCTAAAGCATGCATTAGAAAACAAAATGAACGTGGTGGTTCATTGCTTTGCAGGTATTTGCCGTAGTGGTGCAGTATGCGAAGTCGGTGTTATGATGGGCTTTGAAGACACTGGCCGATTCCGTAGTCCTAACCTGCTGGTCAAGCATCGCATGATGAAGGCCTTGGGCTGGACCTATGACGAAGATGAAAAGCCTAACATTGACGATTGGCGCACTTTTAGAAGCGTAGATTAAAAAGGAATAGATGTATAAAGTAATAGGAAAAGAAGAAACACTTCGAGTTCTTACATTAGCTGAAGCAATGAATGTTGCCAAGCACTTAAACGAGTTTGTGACTATAAGCGGTCCAGACTTTGAGATAGTAGGAATGTTTGGAGTAGATAGCATCAAAAACGGATTATGTCCCGACGGTGTTAAATACGATTGGAACAAGGCCAGCAGAATTGGTCGTGGTAAAAAGGAGAGAGTAGCATGAAACGTGTTATTGAAGTCCGTGCCGCAGAAGGCGGCGAAGACAGTAAACTATTTGCAAAAGATCTTGCACAGGCCTACATTAAGTTTGCCCACAGCAAAGGCTGAGCTACCCGCCTAATAGGTGAGTATCTTGGTGAACTTCATATCGAAGTAAAGGGTACTGATTTATCAGGCTTGTACAATGAAAGCGGTGGACACAGAATACAACGTGTTCCACCAACCGAGCGTAAGGGCAGGGTCCACACTAGCACTGTAACAGTTGCTATCACAGATCCAGCTGAAGTTACCGCAAAGGTCAACGACAGTGATTTACGCATTGAATGGTATAGTGGGACTGGTGCAGGCGGACAACACCGCAACAAGCACCAAAACTCGTGCCGCATAACCCATATTCCCACCGGCACAGTTGCAACAGCACAATGCCGTAGCCGTCAGAATAGCTTAGACCAAGCATTAAGTACTATTCACAAAACGGTTGACGAAATGGTAAAGAACCAGTATAATAACAGCATAGCAAGTGATAGACGACAGCAAGTTGGATCAGGTATGCGTGGCGATAAGATTCGCACATACCGTTTCCAAGATGATGTTGTCAAGGATCACGTAACAAATAAATCTAACAGCGTTAAGAAAGTGCTCGGCGGCAACTTTGATCTGCTGTGGTAATTGAAAGAATAAAATGAAAACATGGATTACAAGTGACTTACACTTTGGGCACAAGAACATTATGAAGTTTTGCCCACAAACTCGAGCACGATTTCGAGACGATGTAGACTACATGAACAACGCAATGGTCGAGGAATGGAACCACAAGGTCCAATCCGAAGACACAGTTTACATCTTAGGTGATGTAGCATTTATGTCGGGCAGTGAAGCTGGACGTACAATGCATCGATTGAACGGCAACAAGATTTTGATCGAAGGCAATCACGATCGCAAGACATTGCAGGACGCAACATTCCGCGGAGCGTTTGCAGAGGTACACAAGTATTTGGATATTACATATGACGGACACAAGTGCGTTATGTTTCACTATCCTATTGCAGAATGGGATCAGATGCACCGCGGTGCCTTGCACTTTCATGGTCACTTGCACGGTGGTACCAGTGGCTTGGAGCAGTATCGTGCATTGGATGTGGGTATGGACTCAACTGGTGAAATTGTAGTTTCTATGGAATATGCAATCAACCGAATCAAGAACAATGTAATTAAGGGTCATCATGTTTAAGGACAAGTTGAAAGAGTATGTAGAATCGTCTAAGCTGGTTGGCATGCGAGAAGCCGGCGAAGGCATCTATGTACTCAAATATAAGAAGCGTGTGTTTTACGATAACCTGTGGAACGAATACATTGCCGAATGTCGTGGGTCTATTGTGGACAAGGACTTCAACTTAGTTGCATATCCATTCACAAAGATCTACAACTACGGTATTGAAAAGGAAGCACCTGTATTAGATGCAAGCACTGAAGTTACCGCGTTCCGTAAAGTCAACGGCTTTATGGTTGCAATGACTTGGTACAACGGAGACATCCTGGTTTCTACTACAGGTTCAACTGACAGCCCGTATGTTGATATGGCAAAAGAAATGATGTTGACTCATCAATCTTGGGCAGACTGGCAGTTGGCATTCAACCGTTCAGACATGGATGGAATGACGTTTATGTTTGAATGTGTGCATCCTAACGATCCTCATATTGTGGTTGAAAAGCCAGGTATGTATATCTTAGGTTATCGTGAAAACGAATGGTGTAGCAAAGTTGGATATAACAACGAAGTCCTAACAGACTTAGCTAGTGCGTTTAACTGCTACAAGCCAGAAGTTTACACAACCACAGTTGGTAATTTGATCGAACAAACTAAAAATGTTCGTCATGAAGGATTTGTATTTTATACAGCTGATGGTGTTAGTGCCAAGATCAAGTCGCCTTACTACTTGACTTCAAAGTGGGTTGCTCGCAATCCTCGTACAGACAAGTTAGTGGATTTGAAGAAAGACATCAAGCAAAACCTAGACGAAGAATACTATCCACTAGTGGATGCTATTCGTGCTAACATTGCAGAATATACAGCAATGGACGAACAAGCTCGATTAGAGTGGGTTCGAAACTTTGTAGGAGCATAACATGAGTGATGCTTTTATTGACAGCCAAGTAGAGTATTATAGGCGGCATCTAAATTGTGGTCACTCGCGTGATTGGAATCAGATTGCCGGCCTGTATAACTATTACAAAGGATTACAAAATGCAAGACGAAAGTCATTTACCAGTGAGTGAGCAAAGCCTAGTCTTTCGTTTGCGAAAGCGAGCAGAGATTAGGCGCCAGATTCCCAGCAGGTTGTCAGTGCAAGAAGGCAAGCCAGACCGGATTGCCGACTTACTTGAAGAAGCCGCAAACGAAATAGTTCGACTGCAAATTGAAATGTCCAAGTACGATGAATAAAATTTATTTGATAATGTCTTGACATTGTTAGGTAAGTATCGTATAATAAATGTATAGCACGGAGCGTTGGCCGACCGGTTAAGGCAACAGATTGCTAATCTGTCACTCAGCAATGGGTGAGTAGGTTCGATTCCTACACGCTCCGCCAAATTTTTAAACCAAAGAAAGAAACTATGATCAAACCAGGAAAAACATTTAAGTTGAGCAAGCAAACAAAACGTTTGATGTGTTCTATTGTTG